TCTGAGACCGATGGCAGACCGGCTAATAAATAGTCTGCCACTTTTCTTAACATAAAGGAGTAATATATGTTAGATTCATTGAAGATGTTATGGAGCCGATGGAAGGTTCAGGTCACGTTCGCAGGTGGAGTGCTCGTAGTAGCCACCGCATTTGGGACTTGTTCGTATGATCCTGAGCAAGTATCGAGTGTTGTGGAGGAAGTGACCCCCACCACCACTGCTGTCGGCGCAACCGTCGAAACTGAGACTGTTGAGGTATCTGGCAACACGCTGGCGACCGAGACAGTGACTGAGACTGTTGAGGTAACTGACAATGCTGCAGCGACGGAGACCGAAACTGTTGAGTTATCTGGTGGCACGCATTGAGGGTACCAGAAGTTGGTGCCTGATTGCACACACTGTGCAAACCTAATTGAATATATATAGTATAATATAAAAGGAAGAACTATGAAGAATATTGTTATGATCACCACTGCTGTAGCAGTGCTAGCGCTAACCGGCTGTGACCGAGAGGAGGAGCAGGAAGAGGCTTGCCCTGACGGACAGGTCTTGGTCGAAGGCGATACCAGCGACACCGGCGAGTGTGTCGATGATGTTGCAGAAGAGTAATTGAAAGCCGCTGGCACACCGGTTAAAGTGTGCCGCACACCCCCGATGAACCACTCTCTTCTGCACTCTATCGATAAGCAGGTGAGGCTAGGAGCAGAGAGTATGAAGACCCCCTTGCGATATCCCGGCGGTAAGACTCGCGCAGTAAAGCATATTCTACCGCACGTTCCGGAAGGCATCCATCAGGTTTGCTCACCATTCTTTGGAGGTGGCTCAATAGAGTTAGCTTTAGCTGATCGGGGAATTCAAGTGTTTGGTTATGATAAAATGAAACAGCTTGTTTGGTTTTGGCAGGGTCTATGTGGGGATAATAATAGATTAGCCAATGAAGTACAGGGGTTGCGCGAGAAGTACGAAACCAGAAACGGAGATGCTGTAATCGGCTGCTCTAAAGATTCGTTCCACCGACATCGCGATGAACTAAAGACAGATTCGCTAGAGTTTTCTTATGAAAGGGCTGCGAAATACTACGTTGTGAACAGGGCAAGCTTCTCTGGCGCTACGTTCAGTGGTGGTTGGTCTGAGAGGGCGTCCTACGCAAGATTTACCGACTCGTCTATTCAAAGACTGAGAGACTTCAAAGCAAAAAACTTTACAGTAGAGTACGCTGATTTTGAGGATGCAATACAACGCCATCCACAAACTTTCTTGTACCTCGATCCGCCATACAAACTCAAAGGTTCTCAAAATTCTCTATACGGGGTTGATGGCAATCTTCATGATTCTTTTGACCACGAAAGATTGCATTCCTTGCTGGCAAATCGTAACAACTGGCTGATGTCATATAACGATTGCCCAGAAATCAGAGATATGTACAAAGGTTACGAAATCATCAACGCAGAATGGGCATATGGGATGAAGAACGTTGGAAAAAAAAAGATGGGTTCCTCCTCTGAAATACTAGTTAAAGGATAGTGACCGATTAAAGGAAAATGAAATATGAAAGAGATATACGATAGATTCAAAACCTACCTAAGTGAGCAAGACCTGGAAGTTCCGGCGAAGATGAAAAAAGATCTTGAAGGACCGTTACCCTCTCCGGAAGACTCGAAGAAGACCAACATAGAGCGCACTATTCGGGTTATCGAGGCGGAAGGATATGATTACAAAGTAGTAAAAAACAACGTTACCGTTTTGGATGATGATCGTATAGAGACAATGGATAAGTTAAATCATATGCTATCGCCACTGGGTTTTGTATATAACCCCATTGGTGGAGGTAGTAGCATTGGTCGCCTAGATCTGAAAGACCGCCAGGGCGGCAGTGTATATGTTAAGGTCAAACCCAAGACTCGTAGATCAGCCGCTTCCGCTGGCATGGACTTTGAATTAAAAATAGCAAACCAGATTGAACAGCGATACGAACACTTGGGAATCACAGCGAAGTCTGCGGGATCCGGACACGGATCTGACTTATCTATCATGAAGGATGGAAAGGTGGTTCTGACTGTGGAATTAAAGACAGCACTGGCAGCAGATTTTGGACAGTTTAGGGCTCAATTTAATTTGAATACGGGATCGTGGGAGCCACGCCGCACAAAGGGTTATACTAAAAATGAGGATATCTTCAGACCCTTGTTCGAAGATAACTTACTAGAATGGCTCAATATTAATGCTCGATTCCCAGACACCAGCGATCCAAGACTAAACAAAGATAGGAACAACAATATTGTTGGACTAAAACGAACGCTACGTACCGGCGAACTAAAGAGAGAGTTGGAAAACTTGTGGTTTGACGGCAAAACCGACATTAAAGTTCCGTTTGATTTTTCTCACATTGCCAATTATTATAGCGATAAAGGTGATTCGTTTATTCAAATTAATGGTAGGGGTCTCTATGCCCTAACGCCCGAAGCGCAAGACTTCCTTGGCGTACCTAACTTTAAAGATCTGGGTCTAACTAGTGAACTAAGATTCCGATTTAAACCATCGTCAGGTCCGAATAGCTCAACTGGGTTCATTTGTGCAGTAAAAATCAAAGGACGATACCAGAAGTCAAATCTTAGCTTGACAAACGAGCAAGATTTAGATAAAATAATATCAATGCTATAACTAACAGGAGGGCGAATGCCTAATAAGAAGACAGCGAAAGCCAGTGCTACTAAGGCTGGCAGAGTGTCAATGAAGGATATGATATCAATCATAAATAAGAAGGCTGGTAGGAATGTCGCGCATGATTTAAACGGCGATAATCCTACGTCAGTCGACGACTGGATTCCAACTGGCTCTCGCTGGCTGGATTCAATCATTTGCAAGGGTAGAGTGGCAGGTATTCCTGTTGGCAAAGTTACGGAGATCGCAGGACTAGAATCCACAGGTAAGTCTTATATGGCTGCGCAGATTGCAGCGAACGCCCAGGAACAGGGTAAGCTTGTTGTATATTTTGATTCCGAGTCTGCCATCGACCCAAGCTTTTTAGAGCGCTCAGGGTGCGACCTGGACCGTCTGATGTACGTTCAAGCATCCTCTGTGGAGTTTGTTTTAGAGACGATTGAGGAGCTTCTTGGAGCGACCGATGAGAAACTTGTGTTTATTTGGGACTCATTAGCGTTCACTCCATCGATTTCAGATATAGAGGGAGACTTTAATCCTCAGTCATCGATGGCGGTGAAGCCTAGGATCCTTGCGAAGGGGATGTCAAAATTGACGATTCCTCTTGCGGATAAACAGGCTACTTTGATTGTATTAAATCAGCTAAAGACTAATATTCCGCAGGGACCAAATGCTAGAGTTGTGGCGATGACAACGCCCTATGTAACCCCCGGTGGCAAGGCGATGCACTATGCATATTCGCTGCGAATTTGGCTTACCGGTAGAAAGGCAAAGTCATCATTCATCGAGGATGACAAGGGATTCCGCATTGGTTCAGAGGTTAAAGTTAAACTTGAAAAGTCCCGATTCGGAACCCAAGGTCGTTCGTGCGCTTTCCGAATTCTATGGGGAACGGATCAGATCGGTATCCGCTGTGATGAAAGTCTTTTTGACGCACTCAAAGGCTCGGACTGCTTGACCTCAGCTGGTTCTTGGTATACTTTTTCTGCATTGAATGGCTATAGTAAGAAATTTCAACCTTCGAAGTGGGCAGATCTTATGGCAAGTGACGCTGAGTTCAAAAAGAACGTTTATAAAGTTTTCGACACAGAGATGGTTCAAAAGTTTGCTAAGCGAGAAGGCAGTGCTAGTGCCTTTTATGCAGATCCGGAAGATCTTACCGTCCCAGTTAAAGATTAAAGCTGCTCTCGATAGAAAGTAGTTGACTTGAGCCTCCCATTTGGTTATAATAGATATAATCACTTGGGAGGTTCTTTTGTCAATGTTTAGCGGTGAATATAACTATGCTACGATTACCACTCAGAGAAAGTACACAGGTCGAGTTAGAAGGTTTATAGATCTTGCAGCCAAGATGGCAAACCAATCATGCGATCCCGTTAATCGCCATGGCGCTGTTCTCGTAAAGGGCTCTTCTGTACTGAACGCCAGCCACAATAAGAACAGCTTCTGTTCATTCGGGCAGCGCTTCAGGGAGAAGGGAACTGGAGTCTCAACTATGCACGCTGAACTTGGGGCTATATTGGGAATGGACAGAAAAATCACAGAGGGAGCCACAGTGTATGTGGCGCGACTCGGAAAGAGGGGGAACTTGAAGCTCTCAAAGCCTTGTTCTATGTGTTATTCTGCGATGAAGCACGTGGGAATCAAGAAAGTGGTCTACACGATCAACGGAGAAGTAGCAGGGGTCTACAAGATGTAAAGATCCTGTCAACGGGAGCAATATCGTTGACATTTGACGGTAATTGTTCTATACTTATTAAGTAAATTAAGGAGAGATTATGGGCGAAATTAACCTTGGCTACGCATGCATCTTGACAGCATTGAACGACTTGCCTAAGAAGCAGCGAGTAACAACAAACCGTTCTATGATTAAGAGAACATTTCTATCTAACGGCTTAGCATACGCATCAGAGCTTGCACTAAAGAATTGTAAAGACTTGTTGACTATTTTAGAATGGAACGAGGCTCACAACATCAAGTTCTTTCGACTATCTTCCGATCTACTGCCTTGGTCTTCCGAGTACAACATTTGTGATCTGCCCGACTTTGAAGATATCGCTTTTGCCCTAGACGAGGCTGGCAAATATGCACGTGAACACGGTCACCGTATTACTACCCACCCTGGTCCATTCAACGTTCTTGGCTCTCCCCGCCCAGATGTCGCAGAAAAGACCATTAAAGAACTAGAGACCCACTCAGAGGTCTTTGATCTTATGGGTTTGCCTGCTACACCTTATGCGAAGATAAACATTCATGTTGGTGGAACATATGGCGGAGACTTTGCTGGCACAGCAGAGCGCTGGTGTCGTAATTACTTACGCTTATCCCCCAATGCCCAGAGTCGCCTGACGTTAGAGAATGATGATAAGGCTTCTATGTGGAGCACTCAGCACCTTTATGACTACATCTACAAGACTGTAGGCGTTCCGATCGTATTTGATTTCCATCATTATAAGTTCTGTCCCGGCGGACTGACAGAACGTGAGGCACTTAACCTTGCAATCTCTACTTGGGGCGATGTTAAGCCAGTTGTTCATTATTCACAGGACCGCAGCGTGGAGCAGAACGATCCAAAGATCAGACCCCAAGCCCACTCTGACTCCTATTGGACTCCGGTGAATACTTATGGTCGGGATGTGGATGTTATGTGTGAAGCCAAAGGAAAAGAAAAAGCACTCTTCAAGATGCGTGAATTGCTGCAATTAGAAAATAGTTAAAAGACAATCTTGAAAACATATGGAAATATAGGATTATAAATGAATAATGAAGTAGAACTAATGGGAACCTACGGGAGTGACGAAACACACGCACTCTCGGCTTGGACTAGCACCAGCCGCCAGTTAGGTCCAAAGAAGCGTGCCCGCATCGGCAAGCTTCTCAAGATGCTCGCAACCGAAGGACATCATACTCCGTTCGAGAAGTCGTCTCTTCACTTTCTCGTAACGACCGACATCGCTACGCACATCCACCTGCTCAAACACAGGATTGGTGTAAACATCAACGCAGAGTCGGCACGCTACAAGGAATTCAAGGTTGATAAATATCACCTACCTGTTGATTGGGACGAAGAAGAGCAAGCAGAACTAGAAGCCTTTATCAAGGATGCTTACGACCGCTATCACAAGTGTATTGCCCGCCTAGAAGAAAAGGGTTACTCACGAAAGCGGGCTAAGGAAAGTGCTCGTCTTTACCTACCCTACGGCATTCAGATCACTTGCGACATTATGTTCAACTGGCGCTCATTCGCTCATTTCCAGAAACTACGAAATGACGAACACGCCCAATTGGAGGTTCGTGAGGTCGCAGCAGAAATGCTAAGACTTGTAGAAGAGCAAGGCGACTTCCCTAAGACGATCGAAGCTATGACCGCAGCAGGAATGCTTCCGGTCAAGGAGAACGAAGAATGAAATCAGATTATGTTTATAGTCTCATTGAAAGAATACTTTATGATGAAAAGTATTACTATTTTGATGGTGAGATAAAGGATTATCGTGGCGCAGTAGAGGTGCATTGTTCATTTGAAGAAATGATGACTTTCGTCCAAGATGTTGAAAAGCGAGGCTGGAACGGGTTTGTTGAACATGATCCAAAAAGGTTACTTTTCGGGGTAAGATTTGATATGACCGGACCCGATTATGATGGTTTTAAAGTTTTTTGCAAGGTCAGTGGCATGAACAATGTTGTTAAAAATCTAAAAAACTCTTATCCAGAAATAGTTTCTGAAATGAATCTGTTGATGTCCTCAAAGAATAAACTCTTTCGGGAAGTGATACCTAGCAGATACAAGGAGAGCGAAGAATGAGCGACATACCACCAATGTATGAGTGCCTTGTTTGGGATCATACCGATCCTGTCAGCACAAGGCGGGTACTTGACTGGATAGAGACCCAACCAAGAAAGGCAACAGTCGGGTACATCCAGATCGGACAACAGAGCCCCATTAAAATTACTCACAAGAACCGACACACGTGGCAGAAGATATTATTTGACTGTGATCAAGAACTAACTCATTTTTGTGAGAAATGCGGTCAGGAGATGTTAGAAGATGAGTACTCTACATCCGATCTTATTTGCGATACTTGTGTTGGTGAACGTGACAGAGGGTCCAGCAAATGGGAACCGCTTGTCGACAAGTGGGCTGGCAAAGATGTTTATGATAATAAAATGTGCCGCTACGGAGTTGTGCAGAAAATGCCGCCTGCTACTGGTGTTTCATACTATAAAGACATCGAGCAGAATGAAGACGTTACAAAATGGTACGACTGCCCGCATTGTGATGCCGGCTACCCAGATCAAAAGTGCATATGCAAGGAGAACGAAGAATGAATGCTTGACAAGTGCCCTTGGGCGTGCTATTCTCTTATAAGAAAGTGAGAGAAATAAGAAGTCTTATTCCGAGTCGGAATTAGCCAGCAAAAACTAGCAGAAACGCTTAGGTGCCCGAAAGGGCGTATGAAGCATATTCTAAAAAACAGTTCACGGAGAGAAGAATGAGCGAAGAAGACAAGACAAAAAGAGTTCTAATAATAGACGGAGCAAATGCCGTTATACGTGCATATATAGTTGATCCTAGCCTGTCTCATCACGGACAGCCGATTGGTGGACTAAAAGGGTTTATCAAGATTCTTCAAAAGCTAGTACGCCAGACAAAGCCAGATTCGATTGTTGTTTGTTGGGATGGGGCTAATGGTTCCAAGAAGCGTAAAGATATGGATAAGAACTATAAGGCAGGTCGCAAGCCAATCCGCCTGAATCGAGCCCACCACAACCTGACTGACGATGAGGAGCTTAAGAATAAGATCTGGCAACAGACTCGACTGATGGAATACCTTAATAATATGCCAATCATTCAGTCGATCTTGCCAGAGATCGAAGCTGACGATATAATTTCATATGTTTGCTCAATGGAGCATTACGCAGATTATCAGAAGATTATCGTCTCCAACGATAAAGACTTTATGCAAATTTGTAGTGAGATGACCGTTCTATGGCGTCCAGTAAAGGACGAGATCCTAAACTCTAAGAGGATCGTAGAGCAAACAGGCGTTCATCCGACCAATATGGCACTAGCGAGAGCAATTATTGGAGACTCCTCTGATAATCTCCCTGGAGTGAAGGGTGCTGGATTCAAAACCGTAGCTAAGCGTATGGGTTTCCTATCAGAGAGCCAGACGTACACAATCGATGAAGTTATGGAACACTGCGCAGAGAAGTCTATCACCAGTAATCTAAAGTTCTACCAGAACGTATTAGAAAACAAGGAGCTTATCGAGCACAACTATAAGATGATGCAACTGTACTCGCCTCAAATGTCTATCCAATCAAAGATTCATGTCAAGGAATCGATAGAGAACTTTGAATGTGATTTCAATAAAACAGAGATCATTCGACTTATGCGCGAAGATGGTTTTGGTGAACTAAACTGGGGAGATCTCAAGGGACACTTAAACAGGATCTCCGTTGATTGTGTAGATATGACAAATGAATAAATCAGAAATATACCTTGACTTTGGGGGTAGATCAGGTATAATTGTAGTTACTAAGAGAGAGTACTAATGCTAGCAGAAAAAGTAAACCTTGGGAAATACGGTAAGACTTTTCAAGAAGGATTAGTTCAATTGATCTTTGAAGATCGACCCTTTGCAGATCAGATAACTGAAGTATTAGATGTAAGCTTTATCGAGCTTGAATACTTGCAAGTATTCCTAAGAAAGACAATGCAGTTCCGGCATCGCTACGACAAGCACCCATCTGTCGACGCAATGTTGACGATTCTTAAGACGGAACT